AGTAAAAGGTTTAGGAACGACCATCACATTTAACTCTAAGACCATCAACGGTCTGACCTCGATCGGCGAAGTGACGCCTGACTCTGAGGAGATCGACGTCACGTCCCTTGACAGCGCGAGCGGCTACCGCGAGTTCCTTCAAGGATTTAAGGATTCAGGCGAGCTTGCGATTTCCGGCTACCACATCAACGGCGACGAGGGCCAGGCTGAACTGCGCACGGGCTACGGCACCGGCGAGGCCCAAGCCACCGTGATCACCTTCCCGTCAGGCGCGGGCACCGTCACCTTTACCGCCTACGTCAAAAGCTACACTATGGGCTCGGCTGAGGTTGACGGCGCTGTCGGCTTTGGGGCGACCCTGAGGATCACTGGCGCTGTCACAGTGGCCTAAAGGAGGTCACCATGAGCAAAGTAAAGGGCCTCGGCGCGACGCTGAGCTACCTGCCAACCTACAACTCGGCTAACCCGGTCATCACGGTGGGGGCCTTGACCAGCATCGGCGAAATTTCGCCTGACAGTGACGAGATCGACGTGACCACGCTGGACTCTGCCGGCGGCTACCGCGAATTCTTACAGGGTTTTAAGGACAGCGGCGAGCTTGCTTTGGCGGGCTACCACGTCTCTGACGATGCCGGACAGGCCAAGATGCGCGAACTCTATACATCAGGCGCTGAGGGCTATTTCTGGGTGACCTTCACCGACGCCACGACCGTGGCCTTCAAAGCCTACGTCAAGAGCTACACGGCGGGCTCGGCAGAGGTGGACAGCGCCATCGGCTTCGGCACCACCCTGCGGGTGACCGGCCTGATCCAGGTGATACAGACCAAGCCGCCTGTTGTGCAGACCATCGACGACAACGACACCGCGACGCTGGACGCGACCGCAACAGCCTTGACCGGCACGCCGACCTACCAATGGTACACGAGCGTCACGGCGACCAACACCGGCGGCAGCGTCATCTCAGGCGCTACAAGCGCGACCTACACCACGCCTGCCTTGAGCGGGCCTGACACCAAGTACTACTACTGCGAGATCACAGTGGCGAACTACCGCAAGGTGACGAGCAACCCGTTCACGGTCATTGTGACGGCATAAAAACATCACCCCCCGGTCGATGGGGCCGGGGGGGTTTGTGGAGGGGAAATGAAATTTGAAGCCAATGGCAACGCTTATGAACTAAAATACACAGTCAACGGCATGGCTGACCTTGAGGATGTTGTTGGAAAGCCGTTCTCATCCATCATAGGCGGATCGGAGTACTCCTCTTTGCGTTCCGCGTTCTACTGCGGCCTGGTTGAAAGTATGCCCAAGCTGACGCTGAAGGGCGCTGGCGACATCCTGAACGCCTACCTGAGCGAAGGCCACGACCTGGACGATGCTGTCGGGCTGATCGACAAGGCCATTGACGAGGCGGGTTTTCTGGGGGCGCAGGGCAAAAAGAAGAAGTAACAGGCACCCTGCGCCAACGATTTGAAAAGACCATCAACGAGGCCAGCGACGCCGGGATAACAGACGCGTGGGCCTTTTGGCACATGACGCCCAAGGAGATCAACTGCCGCGTGAGAGCGCATCAGGCCGCCATCAAGCAACGGGATGAGGCCATTGACCTGGCCGCGTGGATGATCGGGCAATATGCCGGCTTGGCCTACCACAACCCGAAGAAATACCCAAGAAAACCAAACACAGCAAAGCAAACAATCGCGCCTGTGGACGACATGGACGAAGATGACATCAAGGAAATCATGAGCGCGTATGCCGAAATGCACAACGCCGCTGAGGGAATGAGAGGTGGACTGAATGGCGACGACGCTTGAAGAACTTGAAATAAAATTTAAGGCCAGTTTCGGCGACGTGAACGCCAAGCTGAGCGGACTTGAAAACAAGCTCAAGGGCCTTGACAGTGTAGCGAGCAAGACACAGAAAGCCTTCTCCGGCATGGGCAGGATAATCAAGACCTTTGCCACCGTTTACGTAGGGCGGGCTTTGGTCAATGTGGGCAAGGATTCGCTTGCTATGGCGAATGAGGTTGTCGAGAGTGAAAACCTGTTCAGCGAATCCATGCGGAGCATGTCCGGCGCGGCCCGTGACTGGTCCGACAGGCTGAGGGATACGCTCGGGCTGAACGCTTTTGAACTGCGCAAAAACGCGGGAACCATGAACGTCATGTTGAAAAGCATGGGCATCGGTGAGACGCAGGCTTATGACATGGCCGTTGCGCTGACCGAACTGTCAGAAGACATGGCGAGCTTCTACAACATGTCCAGCGCGGACATGTACGCCAAGCTGCAAAGTGGTATGACCGGCATGGCTATGCCCCTGAAGCAGATCGGCATCCTGATCGATGATCACACGCTCAAACAGTACGCGCAGGCGGCGGGCATCCAGAACACGACCGGGGAGCTGACACAACAAGAAAAGGTGCTGGCCCGGTACGCGGCTATCATGGCGCAAACAACGTCAGCGCAGGGCGACCTTGCCCGAACCATCGATAGCCCGGCGAACCAGCTGAGGGTACTGTCAAACACCGTCGATCAGGCCAAAGTAGCGCTTGGAAGAGCCGCGCAGACCATCCAGGCGGCGATCATGCCCACGCTGTCACGGTTAGCAAGCGCGGCATTAACGGCGGCGCAGGCCATAG